TCTACCAAGTGAATAAGGCTAAAAAGGACAGGGAGCGCCTGAAGAAACTAAGTATTAATATTTGAACACCAATATAACCAATGAAAAGAATTGTATTATTACTAATAGCAGTGCTCGCTATGGGGTGCTCGAAAGAAGAAAAAGAAGAAGATTTTAGTCAATATAAGTTGAATGTACCTGATTGGTTAGTGGGTGAATACAAATACACTTCACCTTGGGGAATGACACAAGAAATTGCATTTTCAAAAACCAATTATCTATTGACGAACAATGGTAAAAGTTTTTTTGAGGATTTTAAATCCCGATTGATAAGTGAAAATGAATATTCTTTTATGAATTATAAAGTGTATTACTTTATAAGCTATGCAACACAGACAAAAAAGTATTTAAAATATTCTTTTGAGATGAAAGATAAAAAATGTTCCTTTGAATTGAATGGTGAAAAATTTAATTTATGTACTGAAGAAAATAAAAATGATAGAGAGATTAGACGTGTATTTGAGGAAGTAACAGAGAGCGGTAGAACAATAGAAAAAATATCTGATAATACATACACTTATAAGAAGTTGAAATAATAAAAAGCCCCTTAATGGGGCTTTTTTTATGACTTCAGTTTAATACCTTTAGTAGTAAGTTCGTCTATACCACGTTTCATTCCTGCTATATCCTTTTTCATTTCGTGCAATTGGTAGGTATTTGTCTCTATTCCTGCAAGGTGCTGTAACTGCTTTGCTGAAGAAACTTGCATTGATTGGTGCATTTCCTTAATGAAGTTAGCCGTTTGTAAAGCAGCATTCTTTATCTCAGCACTCAATTGAGTTTGCAGTCTGAATTGCCCCAAAAGGTCGTCTCCTGTGTCTTGGCTCATTCGCATATATCCTTTTTCTGTAGCCTTGCGTTGCTCATTAAGGAAGTCAAAACCTAAACCGCTGCTCATAGCATTCCACTTTTTCAAAAACTCTTGCATTTCACCTATTTTGCCTTTCATCGTATTGCCAAAATCGCTTACAAGTTTAGATGATTGTTCAGAAAATACTTGACTGTTACCCTTACTATCACTACCTGCCTTAAGTAACTTTGCTTGAAAATCTTTGAAAGCATCTGCTACATATAACTCATATACCATCTGCTTTCCTAATTTGCCTATTATATTTCCTACTGATTTGGCGAAACTTTCAAAAGCGTCTTCTCCATTCTGAAGAGCGGTATATACGCTATTAGTAATATCCTTGCCGAGTTCTCCAAAGGTACTTTGTAGATAATCCTCAAACTTCTTTTGAGACTCTTGTGCTCGTTCGTAACTGTCAATAATATCTTGTAAGGCTTGTTTTCCGCTGTCTCCAAACTCCTTATTTTTTACAATGCTCTTAGCTAATGCGGCATTAAATTCTCCATTAGCCTTGATTAATTCAGGGTGGACGTCTATAATACTTTTCCAAATGGTATGCGATTTTTTCCACCACAAAATCCCAGTGGTATAGCTGCCGTCTGCTACCTTTATATTTTCGAGTTTGCTCTGTTTTGCTACTAACTCATTCCTATTTTTTAACCACTCTTTTTGACTTGATTTTGAAAAAGGATTAAACCCTTTTTCAGTTTGTCCTTTAAGGTAATCTCTTCTTTCTTTAGACAGTCCGCTTGTGATGTCTTTTTGTAAGGAGTCCCACTGGGTTTTATACTCTTTTAAATAGCCTAAAGCAGTAGCAACTTCTTTTGTTCCAAATACAGAAGTATTCTCCTTGTGTAGCATTCGCTCTTCGTACAAAAGCCTATTGTACTCGCTTTGCTGATTTATCTTAGAGTTGGCTATTTCTTGTAGCTTCTTTTCGTGTTCCATACGCGCTTTTGCCGCACTTTCAAACCCTGAAGTTAGTAATCCTACAGCAGCTCCTATGGCTGCTCCCCAAGGACCTGCTGCGCTTCCCATTTGGGCAAATGATGCAGTTCTGTTGAGTACGTTACTAACACTTTGCATTGTTTGTCCTATACGCTTCAGGCTTTCGTTGCCTGTGCTTTGTCCTAATCGTTCAAACTCTTGTCCTAATTGGGCAAACTCGCCTGTAATAGATTGCGCTGATGATAGCATACCATTGAAGACTTCTTGCCATTCAGCGGTGTTTGGTTTGGCTTGAACCATTTTCTTTATGTTTGCTCCAAGTCTGCCAAAAGTGGTATCACTACGCTCGGCGGTATCTCTTATTTGTTCTATCTGCTGGCGGAGGTTTTTAATAAACTCTACATTGGCATTGTCGCTCATATCGAGGGTGCTTGCTAAGACATCTATCTCTTTTTCGGCTTCTAAAATGGTCTCACGTATTTCCTTGACGGTCTTTTTGCGCAGGTTGTCGAACAACTTCGCAATGGCTGTGCCTTCTTTTTTGTGCAGTATGTCCAGCTTTTTGAGTTCTCGTGCCTTTTCATCTTGCGCTTTCTTTACTTGTGGAGCATCTGCCCCTAATTTGGCTTGTAGGGCTGTTATATCGGCATTGTATTTTTCCTCAATAGCTTTGCGCTGGTCGGTGTAGGTTTGGTACTTTTCTAACAAGTCTTTATATACCTGTTCTTGCTGCATACGTTGGTACTCGGCATTGGAGGCTAAAAGTGTCTTTTCGTTTTCAGCAAGGCGGGCTTTCTCGGCATTGATGGCTTCGGTATTGGTGTCAAAATCTTGTCCTTTTTTCCATTTGCCCGCTGCTTCGGCTTCTGCTTTTTGCGTTTCGATAAAGGCTGCTAACTGGTCTTGTGAACGCCTCCTTATCTCTTCTTCTTGCTTGTCGTACTCTAATTGTATGATAGCAAGGCGTTTGTCCGTTCCGTCTTGCATTATCTTGATGCGGGCTTCTTCTTGCCTAAAAAGGTCGTCTTGGATTTGTCGTTGGTGGTCTCTGTTGGCTTTTTCGGTGTCGAACTCTGGAAGGGTTTCTTTTTTGGCTTTTGTTGTGGCTTTCTTGCTTTGCTCGTTGTACTCACCTTTTAGCTTTTCATCAATAATCTTTTTTTCCTTTTGTAGTTTGTCTAATTCGTCTTTGTCGTTTTGCGTTTGACCTCCTTTTGATTGTATAGCACTTATTTTTTCTGCTAATTCCTTTTGTTTAGCTAATAATTCATTACGCGTGTCAATAACTTTATTGCGTTCTTTTTCTGCTTCTTCTAATTGCTTGGCTTTGCTAATGATAAGCCCTAAATCTGCATCAGAAAAGTTTTCATAACCAGTAAAAACAAAAGGAGTTGTTTTTCGCAAATCCTGCTTTTCGCCCTCTTTTAAAATGTTTTGGTTTTTAGCCTGCTTAGCGTTGTGCCTACGGTTGTATTCCTCAATCATCAGTTTGCGCTCTTTTGCTTGCTCATCGGCTGATAGTTCGGCTATATCATCAATGCGTTTCAAAGTAGATTGCCAAGCGTGTTGTTTGGTAGCTTTGTCAATCTGAATATTTATGCCTTGTATTTGCTTGTTAAACTCAGCTATTTCAGCAGGATTAGCAGACACTCGTTTTTTAGCTTCTAACCCACGTTTTTGTACTTGCAACCGCTCAATATAGTCTTTATCCATTTTAAGGTCTTTTTCCTTTTGGACATTGTTTAGTTCTTTGAGAGCGTTTGATATATTACGAATAAGTTCCTCTTCGGTTTTGTACTTACTGAATATGTCGGGGTATATATCTTTTAGCTTATTGAGGGCATTTAAGCGTTGCCCTTTGGCTGCATTTTCGTCTTTTACTACCTCAATGAGTTTGTCGATTTCGTTGCGTTCCTCTTGTAATAGGTTCTTTTGGCGTTCTTGTTCTTCGTTGAAGGCTTTTTGTGCTTTTTCGGCTACGGATACTTCTTTGTTGAACAATACCATATATGACACGAGCCCTACTAAGGCAGTAGCAACTAACACATAAGGATTGGCTTTCATAGCAGCGTTGAGGGCTTTGGTGGCTGTGGTTGCTATATTGGTGGCTGTGGTTTGTATGCCTTTGGCGATAGCATCAGCACGAGCGGCTACTGCCCAACTGCGTGTAAGGGTGATATTGACGATAACGGCGGCTCTGTATGCTCCGTAGGTGGTGATGAGCCCTGCGATGATTTTGCCGAGCGTTTGATAATTTTCAACTAAGAAAGATACGCTCGATATAGCCCCAGATACCGCACCTTCGCTTGCCTTTCCTATTTCATTAAGCATTTGGTCGAAGTTGTCTTGCAGGTTGGATATTTGTCCGCCTAACGACTTGCTTTGCTCTGCCATTAGGTTGAAGAACAATCCGCCTTCGTTGGTCATATTCTTGATAACGGCTTGTATCTCGGGGAAGCCTATTTTGCCTGCGCTAACCATATCTTTGATTTCGGTTTCGCTCTTGCCTACGACTTTACTTAGTTCGGCAATTATAGGGATACCGGCATTCATAAACTGGTATAGGTCGTTGGTCATTAGCTTTCCTTGTGCTTTGACTTGCCCATATACGTGAATGAGTTGCCCCATAGGTACGCCTAATCCTGCAGCTACATCGCCCATACGGCGAAGGGTTTCGGTTACTTCTTCGGCAGGAACTTGAAAGGCAAGCAAACGCTTAGCCCCTTCAGATACTTCTTGGAGTCCGAAGGGTGTTTTAGCGGCAAGGTCGGTGAGTTGTGCCATTAATTCGTTGGCTTTTTCCTTGCTTTTGAGCATAGTGCCAAAAGATATTTCGAGTTGTTGGAACTCGGAGCGTACGGCTACCATTTGACTAATGAATGATTGCGCCCCTTGTAGTGTGAAATAGGCGGTCGCACCTTTGAGGAGGGTTTGCCATACATCGGCTTGCTTTTTGCCCTCTTCAACGGCTTTGCGTGTCATTTGCTCGAATTGCTTTTTGATAGCCTCGACATCTTTTTGTATCTGTGATTGGTCTGCTCTTACTTGGAATAATAGAGCTCCGTCTTGTGGTTGCATAAGATTTAGTTTTTAAAGTAATAATGCGAGATTGTGGGTAAATCTCGCATTATTGGGTGAATTGTTTCATTCCTTTGAGAAAATCCCTATAATTGGTACGTTTTTCTGACTTCTGAGATGCTTTTTTTGTATCTTTATCCTTATCATAATCATAAGAGGGGATAACTGCACTATATAGCATTACATTGGCATAGCTTATCTCTTTCAGCACGTAATCAAAAGTTAGTCCGTACTGTTTAGCGAATGAGCCTACAAGTCCCCAGACGCTGTCGTTTCGTTCTCCACTTCCTTCGTCGGCTTGGTTATCATCATTCCTTTGAGGGAAGTGGTAATGACGAAAAAAGGGCGTATATCCATTTGTGCTAACATATTAAAGAACGCTGCAGATACTTCAGTAATGGGGGTGTTAATGAGTTTTTTTGCCAGCATTTCGCCTTTGGTTATGTTTTTGGTTTTACGCCAAAATTGCCATTTAGGATAGGTAACTACTTCGGTAAAATGATTGCCTAATAGGATTACTGCTATAGCCCACGCTATATTCTCATACTCTTCGGCATTGTGTATGATTGAGCCTAATATATTAGTCTCATTAATCGTGTCGGTGGGTATTTTGCTGATGTACTTTGAAGCCCTTACGAGGGTAAAAATAGAGGGCGGAGCGACTTTATACGCTTCGCCCCCAATGGTTACTGTTGTAGGTTCTTCAAGTAGGGTTTGTGCTACTTTTTCTTCCATAGGTTACGCTACTTTTTCGATGGTGAAATAAGGCTTACCAGCACCAGGACTAAGGATAGTAATCTCAAGTTCGATATTATACCCTTCTGACTCGCTAAATGCTAAAGTAGCCGCAACAGAACAATATGGAATATCTATTTTTTCTGCCCCTGATACTTTAGGAACAAGTGACACAGATTGTTTTTTGCTTGATACAAAAGAGTTAATAGCAAGTTTGTCGCCTGTTTCTGTTATATCCCAAACTTCAGCAAGCAAAGACTTGTTAAGGTTCTTTGCAATACATTTGATTTTCAATGTAGGTTCGCCTTTCATTTGGTCAATGGTTTTACCTCCAATGGCTACCCATTTATACACTTTTCCGTCTTCTTTTTCCCAAGAAAGACTATCTTCTTTGATTATCCCTAATGATTTTAGGGTTGTTGCCATAGTGTTTCCCGCTCCTGGTGTACCGAATTTAACTTCTACTTCGCCCCAAGCGGTGGCGTTATTGTCTGTATATGCCATAATTTTTAATTATTAAATGTGTTATACCTAAATTTTACTTTTGCGTTGATGAAAAACTGCTTAATATCCTTGTCCTCAAAGGTTTGTATCATCTGATGAAGTTGTAACTTGTAATTGTGTAGGGCTGTTTTAGCTTCTTCAATGATAGGCATTAAAGCACGCTCGATAGCTTCACAACGTACAAAGTTTTTCCTATACTGATTATCGTTATTTTTGACCGTAGGGATAAAGATATTGATGTTAATCACCCCCGTTTGGTATTGACCGTCTAACCCAGTAAGGAACGATATTACACAATCCTCTTTTTGTGAGTTCAAAGGACGTACACCACTACGGTATGTTTGCCCATTGATAAGGGGGTTTATCTTATCCTTAAAGTACTTATATAGGTCGGCTTCTATTTGTGAGGCTGTTTTTTTCATTGCGATAATGCTTTTAAGAGTTTCGGAACTTCACGATCGGACAATAGTTCAGCGGAAGTAAGTACATTGTAGTTGCGAGCTTCTACATAAGCAGCATACTTCATTCCTGCTACAACTACCAGTACAAAGCCTTTTGGGTATTGAGATATTACTTTATTGATGAATGTTTCACCCTCTTTTTGTCCATTACCACCTGACTTTGTGAGTTTAAAACCTCCTTTTTCAATGGGTTTGCCGTCTTTTAAGACAATGTACCCAATTGACGAACGAAGGTTGCCTGTTTGGTCTTGATAGCTTCCGTGTTCACGAGCTTCATTGATACACTTTTCTCCTACAATACGAAGAATACGAACGATTTTCTCTTCGTATTTGGCTATCTTTTCTTGTAGCATACGCTCTATATCAGCGGGGGTGAATTGTGGTGTTATCATACGAATATACGGCAATGAAAGTAATCTCTTGAAAATCGTATTACTTGCTTTTCGATGCGAATATTTCCCTCTACATCTACCACTTGCAAGGTAGTACCCGATTCTATTTTAGGTGTATCTTTGGGAGCATAGACAGTAGCGGTACAATCAAAGATTTGACCATCTACTTTAGTTATCTTTTGCCCCGCTCCTGCTATCTCATCACGACATACACCTATCTCTTGCCACTCAATAGGGTCAGTAGGATAAATAGGTATACCATCATCGTTGATAGTAGGGTTTTGTGATACTTTCACCTTTAATAGGTACGGGTATATTTTCATTTCCTTGCAGTATTTAGAATAAGTGAGTAATATCTCTTACAGTGGCTTTTTCCTCTAATAAATTAACCCTACCGAGCTGCTTACAAAGCAAATTGTAAAAGGCAGTAATAGCTGATTTGTCATAAGAAAAAGATAATCCACCTTCAGAAAAGGACACTGGGCGCAATAAGAGCTCAGGAATGAGATTGTAGAAAAACATTTTTGTCTTTCGTTCGCTATCATCGTTGAACTCATCAGAAAGCCCCAATCCTACTCGCTGCATTTCGGCAATGAGTAGGGTAGTGGGGTATTCCACGTTCCATAGTTTCAGTTTCTCATCTATGTACGCTTGTGCGGTCATCTTAGAACTTTGTTTTGATGATGAGTTTGCGCTTAGAGTCATTCAATACTGGAGTAGCGAACGCTGTAGCTTTGGTAGATACTGATATAGGGTCTTGATGCCCAAAAGTATTTACCAAAATAAAGCTATCCTTAATAGATTTGCTCATCACATCAGCAAAGTCCATTGTGAACTCTGGAGTAGTGGTGTATTGAGTACTACCCAACAATGCTGAAGTAGAGAATAATATGTTACCCTCTTCCCAACCATTAGCCACGGTAACTTCTCCGTTTTTGCCCTCAAAGCTGATGAAAGACTCCCATATTTTGATAATAGGTAATCCTCGTTCAGCAAGTTCGGCATTAAGTTGTTCCAAACGCACATCAGGCAAAATAGTAGTGTTGTTGATAGGAATGCCTAACACAAAAGCACGTGTGCTTTTGTTCTTCAATACCTGATTGAGAGTGGCACGGCTCATAGTGATAGTGGCATAGCTATACCCTTTTCCTTTGGCTTCCTCTTGGTATTTTTCGATTTCCTCTATAGGGTTAGCATCAGCATCTGCCCATTTCTTGAGTGCGTTTTGTGTTTTTACTTTGAAGTCTACTGATACATTCACCACTCCGCCATTATTGGTAGTGGTAGTTTTGTATTTACCAGTAGATACAAGTTGTTTAGCCATCCACTCCATACGAGCATTGATACCGTCTATACAAAAACGAGGGTCTTCGTATATCTTGTCAATAAGCTGATTTTGAATGCCTGAATTGTTAGGGTTAGACCTTACTGCATAACGGAGTTGCTGAATGGTTAGGAGGTCTTTTTCGTTCAAATCGCGGGCGATTTCTACTTTTGGTATTTCGCCTTTGATGTTTTCCACGAACTCACGGCTTTTGCGTGGTGCTTTTGAGCCAATAGCCACGATGTCCGCCATTATTTTAGCTCCGTCAGCCCCTTCAATATTAGAATAAGTAAGAAGAGGATTGTACAACAAAGGGAAATGCTCGCGGTAGCGCAAATCTCCTAATGGGTAGGCTTGAATAATAGCATTCATATTAGCCTGAGAAAACTCGGTAATAATGTTGTTTGCGTTGATATTCATCTGCTTTTAATTTTTAAGTTATTAAATGAATGAGATACGAGGCAAAGCGGTGCGTAGGAATGCCACGCCTGCTTTTTCTTTGTCGGGTAGCGCGTCTTTGCGTGCTGTTCCTGCCATAACGACTGCTACAAGTGGCATATCGTCAATAACTACATCGTGAGCGGTTAGCCCCAATGCTCCTGCAGTATTGGTTTGTGAAAGTGTTTCATTCACCACCTTAAACGTACCATCGGTGTGAGGCACTAAGAGCGTCCCAGCGGGTACTACGCCGTCAGTGAAGCGTGCCTTGGCACTGGTAGGGTCTATTTGTACTCCCCCAGGGTAGGTAGCGTCCACTTGGTCAAATATGACTATTTGGCGACCTGCTTTGTCTGAAATTTGGACTTGTTTCATAAGTGTTTACTGTTTTTTGAAAGTTTCGTTAATATACGCTTGTACATCGGCAGAAACGCCATTGTTGTCTTTTCCTGCTCCTAATACCGAACCTGATAGCGATGATAGTTGTGTGTTAGTCTGTGCTTGCAAAAACGCTTGCTCATCGGCTTTTAGTTCGTTTACAAAGGCATTCATTTCTTCATCGTCTTTGAAAGTACGCCCTAAGTGGTGTTTGTAGAATGTTTCTGATACCCCCTGCGTTTTGAGTTGGTTTAGGAAACGTTCTTTAGCACTTTGTTGTAGCTTCTCTTCTTGAAATGCTGCAATGGTTTCATTTTGTTTATTGACAGCTTCCACAAGGCTTTTTGCCCACTCTGGCATTTCATCAGGTTTAGGCTCTGTGGGTGGAGTAGGTGGGTTTTGAGGGTTTGGATTAGATTTAGCCCTCGCTTCTTCGAGTTCTTTTTCTAATTTCTTGCGAGCTTCCTCAGCTTTGGAAAGGCTTGTACGCCCTTTGTCTGCTACTGATTGCAATAGCTTGACTTCTTCCTCAACTCCTTTTACGGCGTTTTCAATTTCCGTATCGTCTTTAACCGCAGCCGCTAAGCGAGTAGCGATTGCTTTTAAGATGTTTTCCTCTAACCCCAAGTGCGCATACTTGGTTTTGAGAGCTTGTAGGATTTTTTCCATAAATGTACAATATTTGTTTTTGCAAAAGTAGGGGGTAAAATGTTAAGTAATGTAAGGGTGGTTTGACAATTTTTTGACATATTTAAGAGAGGCGAAAAAAGAGGTGTATTATGTAGTAATTTTGCGGTGTAAACCTTTAATTTTATAGTAAATGGAAAAGATTTTTATTAAAAACCTTAGAGGGAACGACAAGTTGCTGCATTCGATGTGTGGTAATATTATTTTTGTTGTGTCGTTTCTGATTGCTTGGCTGTGTTATTCACTATGGGAAGCCTTTGTGATTGCCGTTGGTGTGGTGCTTCTTGTAGGGCTTGGTAAGGAGTTGTACGACAAGTACATCAAGAAAACATTCATTGATTGGTGGGATATAGTAGCGAGCCTTACGCCTTACCCTATTGTTAAACGTATAAACGAAAAAAGATGATAAACTACATTTTACAAGGCTTCGGCTTCACCGGTTGGCGTGACTTTGTCCAGTCAAGTTTTGGACACATATTTTCAGTAAACTTCATAGCTGTTGATGTGGTAGTGTCCGCTTTTATAGGCTTGGTGCATTTCCTATTTGGCTTCAATCACTTATTTCTTGCCGCTTATGTGGTGCTGATACTCTTCGAGTGGTTAACGGGCGTACAGGCATCGTTTAAGCGTGGGGAACGACACGAGAGCCGCAAAATCGGGCGTATGCTGCTTAAGATACTTACTTACTTGGTGCTGATATACGTGCTGCATACATTTGAGGATAATATTAAGTTTCCTGCGATAGGCGATTTTGAGTTCGACCCCTTTCACTGGCTGTACTGGGTGGTGGTGCTTGCTATTATATGGCAGCTGGTAGTGAGCCTATTGGAAAACTTAGATTGTTTAGGATTTAAGTTTGCACGGGTGCTGCTGAAGATTATCAACAAAAAATTCTTTAAGATGTTTGACCTTACAGAAGAAACTGAAAATACTAATACTTAATTATTATGACAGCAAAAGAATTTATACAAACTTATAAGCCGTTTGCGCTGGAAAGTGAACGCAAAACGGGCATTTCGCATTTGTTCATCTTAGCACAGGCTGCCTTAGAGAGCGCTTGGGGGAAGCGAGCCCCTGGATATAACTTTTTTGGAGTGAAGGCAAGAAGCGGCACGCCTGCTGATAGTAAGCAATTGCTGCTTACTACAGAGGTATTAGATACGCCAACTGCTAACCCTCAAAAATTTCCGAAGATTATTAGCATTACACAAAGACCTGATGGGAAGTGGTTGTATAGGGTGAAGGACTGGTTTATGAAGTACTACACTGTGGAGGAGGGTTTTACTGACCACGCTCAATTCTTTTTTAGGAACAAGCGATATGCGAAGGCGTTGAAAGTAAAGGATAATCCTTACAGATTTGCTGAAGAAGTGGCAAAGGCAGGGTATGCTACGGCTCCTGATTATGCTACAGTGCTTAAGAAAACAATTAAAATGTTAGAAAGTTATGAATAGGATAATTGTTGTATTATGGGCGTTACTCGTCCTTATAGGATGTAGAACTCGTAAGGTTACTACTACCGAGGAAAAGCGAGTGCAAAAGGAGCGTATTATAAAGTACAAGGATAGTACAGCACTTTTTCAGCAAAACGCTCAAACCTTGCAGCTTGATACGCACGCCTTACAAGAATATGAGGTAACCCTTGAAAGTGATAAGGATAGCGTGGGGAATAGTAAGGAGCTGGTGTATTACCATATTAGGGACGGTGATAATGAAACTATAAGGGTAACAGGTGGAAAGGTGAAGATAAGTGGCAAAAGCAGCCTTTCTAATAGCCTAATAGAGGCGAATAGTACCCTTACTAATACGATTACTCAGAAGACTGATGAAAAACGATATACAAGTACCGAGACGGCTTTTCTTCATAAAACAAAAGAAGTGAAAGGAATAATAAAATGGTGGTGGATAGTGGTGGTGTTATTAGCCGTGTGGATTGGTTGGCGGTATAAGGTGTTTCGGTTTTAAGAGAGTGAAAGAAAAAAGGCTATTAGCGTTGTGCTGATAGCCTTTTTTGATTAGTGACTAGTTAGTGTCTTACTACTCTGATATGCTTTTATCATTAGTGGTTTGACCATTGATAATAGCAGTACAAGTATCGTGAATGTGCTTGTAGAGTTCAATATCTGAGGGTTGGAAATTGTCGTTTTGGATATTGAAGCCTTGATCGGTTGCTGTACCCTGAATAGGGGTTGCGTATTGGTTGCTATCGCTGGCACGAGTTGCTGAAAAAGCGACTGCTGTAGGGGTAGTGTCTTTTTCGTTTTCGTAAAAATAGGTGATAGTAACACCTTGCACGGTTTCTTGTGCTGTAGTACGGGTTGTTTGTTGAATGATTTGCATATTTGTTTATTGTTTTAAATTATTCTCTGATGAGGTTTGTTACAATACCATTGGTAATGATTAGATAGTATCCGCTGCCAATACCTACTTTTCCGGTGTAGCCTTTTTGACCTTTGATTTTTATATCGCCGTCTTCAATATTGAGGGCTATATTTTCTTCATTATTATTTCCTTTGGCTAATATGGAAAGTGCAGTATTGACTTCAGGAACAAATTGAGAGTTTTGTACAGAACGAATTACTTGCAAAGCACCTCTTCTTCCTGAAGCAGCTTCAGCTGTATGCCCTATAATTACTTGTGAATGGTCTTCTCCTCTTACTAAACCATTAATGCGATATAGAATAAACTTGTCATTTATAGATACAAAGTTAGAGCGAGGCGTCCAGCTATCTTGTGTTTCACCGCTTAAATGATTTTTAGGAAGGACTGTCTGAATAAAACCATCTACTATTTTAAAGTTTCCTATTTGTCCGCTTCGTGCTTCTACGTGTCCTTTGAAGCTGCCGCTGGTAGCCTCTACGTGTCCTGATATGTTAGCATTGGTAGCGTGTAGGGTGCCGTCTTGGAGTACGTGGAAAGGGGCGTTAGCTCTATTAGTATAGTTACTGCCTGCCCATAAGCGTACATCGTTATTGGCTGCACCTACGCCTGTAATACCTGCTTGAACCCCTAAACTATTACCAACAATCATAGTGCCTGTGGCTACTGCATTGCCGTCTATTTGTGTGTCATTAAGGAAGTTTGTTTTACTTACTACCTTATCTACTCTTTTATCTGTATTAATGCGATTTTGAGCTTCAGCAGCGATAAGGGCTTTAGCGTTGTTGATAGCGTTCTGTAGGTCTGTTTGAATGTCTGCTACTTTGTTTTCAATGTCTTCAGGGGCTGGTGTCCAATCAGTAGCTTTGTTGCCTATCTCTACCTTTGGCAATCCTAATTTAACATTCTCCGCTGTACATTGTATGTGCAAACCTGTACTTGTAATGCTCTGAATGGTCTTACCATTATGCAGAGCGTGTGTTAGAGAAAAACGCCCTGCATAACTTCCCCCTAAGTCAGCTTCCGACACAGGTTTCCAAGCGTGTACATAATGTTTAGAATTATCCGTGTAAGTAATAACAAACTCATAACCTAATCTTCTATTACCCAATGCTATCAGCTTAGAATACTCTACATATACTGATACAGTCACCAGTCTACTTATATTAAGAGCCGCTATAAGTTCGTTAGATATACTCATAGTTGTATTATATGCATGGTTTATCATCACATTAGAACCAACAATATAGTTCCTTCCTCCCACCTGCAAACCATTTACCTTTTGCTCGGCAAAGGTTTTAGCTTGTTGTAGGTTTTGCTGAAGTTGTAAGATACGCGCTTGTTGCTCAGCTGTTATGGCTATGCCCGCTTGCTTATTCGCTTCGGCTATGGCTTGGGATTTGGTGAGTTCGGATTGGGCACGTGCGTAATTTTCGGTAGCGGTTTTAGCAGTGGCAATGGCTTGCGTGCGGGCTTGCTGTTCTCCTTGTACCTGCTGATTGTTGTATTGTTTGAGTTTATTCTCCAACGAAAGTAAATCGGGATTAACGAGTTGTTTTATTTCGGTTTTGTTGCCGTCTGTGATTTGTAGGTTAGCTTTTATCCTGATTTCATTTGGTAAAAGTTCGATGTATTGCTGTCCATTGCCTGATGTTATCTTGTCAGTTTTGATTTGTCCGCCGGTGATTTCGGTAAAGCCGTTGAGCTGGGCTATACCGCGTTCGCCATTGTACTCGGAATTGACGGTGGCATATAGGAAATGGTAATAACCAGATTCTTGCTCGATGTCTATCTTGGTTTCGGATAGGACAAACTCGGCTGTCTCTACGACTTTGCTTGCTTTGATGTATAGGTAATAGGTTTTTGCCTTATCGTCTAACCTGCCAGAGACAAAAGCTGGTGCGTACCAATATTTATAGTCCGTTGCTGAATAATTGGGCTTAATGTCGGTTGTACCTAATGCGTAGTGCTTTATCCAACCGCTACCTGCATTGATTTGCCTGTTGTTCCTATCAAAGTACAAGGTATGAGGTACGGCGATAGGGTTGGTCTTATTGGCCACAAAGGCAAATTGTCCTGACTTGTTGCCTACTAATGCCATCATCGTCTGTACGGTGACAGGAATGATGCTTTTGGTGTATTCGGGGAAGGCTTCTTCTACCTGCTTAATAGTCTCTAAGGCGTTGCGCCAGCTGCGTTTGGTTTCGGATAGGGTGCGCTTGTTGAGTTCGCCGAAATATACTTCTTGGTTTTGGAGTTTGCGTATTTCGGTAGCGAAGGACTGCCCTTGTATCTTGTTGGATAGTTCTATTTGTGGGCTGTAGGGGTTATTAACGTACTCTTTAAGCCCTACGATGCGAATAGCAACAGGGGTGCGCTGAAACTCGGTATCGGAGAAGTTGATATAAGCTCCCATTTTAAGACGTCCGCCTACATTAGCCCAGTTCTTTTTAGCCCATATTCCGTCTAAATCACCAGTGAAAGTAAACATATCAGCTCTATTTTCATAGAGGTATTTACACGCTTCTTTCATCATCTCCCAGCTTGCTCCTGACTTGGTTGCATTGTCGCTGATGTAAGCATTAGGCATTTGCATATTATAGACGGAATACTCATCGCCTATGGCTGGCTTGAATATATCATTTGGCATTGTGATGCCATCTTCTTCCTTGGGTACTATTTCAAAGCGGCGTGTGCTATGGTTGTAACCGCTGCTGTGCTCATAACGGCTTATTCCAAACTCACGCCCTGAAAGCATACCACTTTCAAAGTATATCACCATCTTTTCGCCTTTGATTTGGAGGTCTGAAAAGTTAAGAGCTTGAGGAATGGAAGTGTCCGTAAAGTCGTAGAAGTGTTTGGGTTTATCTACTTCAAAGACTGCTGAAACCCTCCCTTTTCGCTTAGGGTATATATGCGATAAGTCAAGGCTTTGCTCATTCACAAAGCCGTTATTTTGGGCGTTTTTGATAGCTATTGATAGCCCTTTGTCGTCTGAAACGAAGGTTACGCCTTCATACACGTACTCTTGTGATTTAGGCAGTAATAATTCTTTATTGCCATATTTAGAGCGGTCGATATTACGGTCGCCTCCTTGTACATATAGGCGTGTGATGCGGCTTTGTTCGGTAGTACGACTTACGCCTGTTTTAAAGCCTTTGCCTTTGCCGTATTGTAGTGGTAGGGGATTGTTTTTAAAATATTCTACCTTGTGAAGGTGTATGGTTTTGCCTATGATTTCGTATTCAGTTTCAAAGGCTTTGGCTATCATATCTAAGGCTTCGAGGCAGTTGTTGTGATTGTAAGAAATGAGTTTTTCGGAGGCTTCGATAGTAGTTCCGAGCGTCCAGCCGCTATCTATCATATTGAGACAATCCACCAATATCTGAATATGGTAGCGCGGTGAGGCTGTGAAGGGGAATTTGAGGGTCTTATCGTTGGGGTTGCGGAACTTGTAGTTTTTGAGGTTTGCTCCCTCGCTGTCCATAGTGAGGGTATATTCGAAGCTGAAGCTGTTATGTTTTACGATTTTAGCGGGCTGATTGAGGGTGTACCGTTCGCCCTGAAACTCGCACCACGCTCCTGTGGGGATTTCGGTATAAGTAGGTAATGAAAAGTATAGGGTGAGGGTATGCTCGCCCATTATAGAGCGATAGCGGTAACTCTCATCAGTGGGGAGTATATCGAGGCGGTTTGTATTAAAATTGATTTGCATAACTCTAAATTACAAGTGATGCAAAGGTACGTTAGTATTGATAGGATATTAGCAAGGAGGCTTGACAATTATTTGACATTTTTATACAAGGGTAAGGGTGAGGGTAAATTCTACCTTAAAGGTATTGCCGATAAGCAGCGCATTCTTGACGCTTGCTTTTTGGTAGATAGCGTTTTGTGGTTGGAATGTAGGGTATTTTATCACTCGTTCTCCTTGCTTGGTGAGTTGGTATAGCAGTGCCTCGTAGAGTTGCCAAAAGGAGGTGAGGGGCTGACTGATATAGCAATGCAGGGTAAGGGTGCGCTCTTTGAATGTGTTAGCGTGCTGGGCGTATTGTATGCCTGCCAAGGTATTGCTGGCTGTGGTGAGGTGCTCTTTTACCTCGTAGGTGGGTAGGAGGGTGTTTTGATTTTCCTCAAGTAGATAAATACCATACTTGGATAGGTCTGTACCGTCTATAGTGAAGCCTGAAGGGTGCAGGCTGGCATTGGGCGCGGTGTAGGTGTAGCCTTGTAGGGGCGTATCATTGGCGAGGGTAATATCAGTAGTGATGTAGCCTTGTTCGGTTTTGGCTTTTTGAGCGGACACAAAGCGGAGGCGAAAGGTTTTGCCTAACTCTTCAAAATGAAAATCGTTATAGGTTTGAGCGGTTAGGAATGTTATGAATGAGGTGTAATGGGTTGCCTTGCTGATGAAGGTGAGGGTGTACTGATGGGTATCGAGTACGGGGGTGCTGGTGTCGTACTCTTTGCCATAATATTCTGCCCAATCATTGGATGGTAGCTTTTTAAGTGGAGGGTAGCAAAGAAGGTCTTTGTAGTTGGTATCTAACAAGTAGGTGTGGTAGGTGTTTTGTATGTCGATGTTATTTATTTTCATATTTTTGTTGTTATTTAGAAATATTGTTGTATCTTTGCGGTGAAAAAGGGCATTAAGAACTTTTGCCGCGAAGCGAGGGTTATAAGACTGTCAATTCGCTACCAGAGTAGAGCCTTAATAATCAGCGCAATGATTGTTAAGGCTTTGCTTATTTTAGGGTATTTAGTTTTTTGATTACTTCTAAGTAGTTTGTTAGTAGTTCTTCTTTTGTAAATGTTATTGCTTTATTTTGATGCACAAAGTATATTTCTTCTAACCAATTGTTATTTTTAAAGCTCATTATTTTTCCTTTTAGGTTTTTGGTAATATCCTGAGATTTCCAATCTTCAAAGTTGGTTATATCAAATACGATGCTTCCTTTTTGTGAATTAGCTCCATTTATTTGTTTCTTTACCTTATCTAAATGGCTTTTTATACTTGTGTATGAACTTGCTTCTTTTCTATCGGCAACAAGTCCGTTTATTTCGTATTCAGGGTTTTTGATTTGCACTATATTGCTATCTAAGTGGGGACGGATATTTACATTCTTTCCTAACTCATTGGCTATAATTTTAGCGGTTGCTATGTTCTTTTCTAAGTCTTTCTTATCGGCATAAGGACTTACTTGTACTATTGCCTTGTTCTTACCCTCATATATTTTTTTGTAGGGGGTATTGAGTTTTTGCAGCTCTTGTTCTTTTATTAAATTACTCGTTACTAACCCTTTATTAGCCTCGATAAAATAGGGCTTTGTTTTCCAATTCTTGAAGCGGTCTTTGTTATCGGTTACCCATTGCTTGTAGTTATTTGGTACTTCGGCTACGTAATTAGACGAACTTTCAGGGGGTAGGGTTTCATCGGCTTTTAGTTCCTTGATAATCTCTTCATCGGTTTTTAGCAGGGTGATGATATGACACTTGCAGCCTACGTGCCAGCCGTGAAAGTGGAATGTTTTGGGGTATTTTCCTTTCAGCTCATCGCACATATCATAGACTTTGTGCTGTGGTGATAGGCGTACCTCAAAGCCTACAATATCGGGGTTTTGCTGTATGCGCAACCAATCGGCGGACTTATAGGCTACATTGATTTCGTTGCTGGTAAGGCGCAAAGCGTTTTTATAGGCACTTCTATAAACTCCTTGCCCAGGGTGATAGTTTTGAGCGTTCTTGCTTAGCACGAGGTTGCCGTATTGGTCTCTGACCCTTCGGAATAGGGCGGTGGGGTTGTTTAGTAAGTTTCGTACCTCACGGCTTAGCTGTGCGGCACTTTTGCCCTCTTCTAAGGATACTGATAAGGCGAGTTCTATTTCGGTTTGTGCTTTTTTAGCAATGTCCCATACTCTATCTGATATGGTAAAGTCTTTAATCTTTCGTACTTTGAAGGCTTCGAGGGCTTCTAAGTTCTTATATTTGGTTAGTCCTGCTCTTAGTAGTTGGTCCTGTTTGCTGTTGGCAAAAGCCCATTCGTTGGTGATGCCTTGCTTTATGATTTGGTCTAGCTGTGTATTGAAATTAGCTAATTCCTTATCAAAGGCTTTTCCTTTTTTGGTGGAAGCAAAAGCAAATAATGTACTTGCGATGAGTTCCTTATAGTCGGTTTTGAGGGCTATAAAGACGGCTGTACCTACAAGCTGGTAAAACAATTGTTCTACCTGTTGTAGGTATGCCATTAGGTGCTTTCTGTGTTGCTCATCGTAATTCATTAGATACTTGCTTCATTGAGGTTGTTATTCTCCTCGTCTTTGATTTGCTGTAGTTGGGCTTCAGGGTCAGTAATTCCGAAACGCTGCATTGCTTCACGCTGTGATATAAGGGGCTTGCCACCATTAGCTTCTGTAAGGGTACGTATCATTTCGGTATCATCGTCAATATCAAATGGGGTAATGATAGGGGTGATGTCTATATCTTTCAGTTCTTTTTCAAAGGGTAGATGCATCTTTGAAAGGAAGGCTAAAATGATATTGATACGCCTTTGTAGGGCCGGTATGAATATAGCTTCATTGTCTTTTACTTTGAGGTGAGCGGGTAGCCAAGCGAGTTTACGCCCTACTCCTGAAAGCATATTGCCTTTGCCAGCGTAGAACTCATCGGAAAGGTCGGGGGTGTGGGTAAACTCGTGTATATCACGGCGGTTCATTGTCATTTCTTTGTCGAAATTCTCATTGGCATTGGGTGGTACTACGAATTGCACGTTACCTCCGTCTGTTACCTCGAAGACTTTACCGCCCATATTGTTACCTCCCATTTTGCCTTCGACACGCCCTGCAATCATTAGGATAGGTTCACCAAATTTTTTGTTACTTTCAGAGAAATAGGTACGTTGCTCTTCGGCTATTTCGATGAGGTGCTGCACGGCTTCCCATTCGGTTTTGTCTTGCTGGTATAGCACTACGGGTATTTTGCCGATGATGTTGGGTTTTACTTCGGTAGTAGTTTGTCCGTTTTCAGTAGTGAAAGTATATACTTCCTCATTGGTAAATGCTTGTAGAATGGTCTTTTTGTTGTCTTTGGTAGTGCTTTCAACGGCAAATGATATAAGGTTATCGTTATCGTCAAAGCGTGGATATAGCTTGTATTTTTCAGGTGATAGTACCTTGTGGCGCAATAGGAATTGAGAAGATACCCCATATTGCTCGTTGGGCTGCTCTTCTAAGTACCACAATTCGGCTACTTGGGTGTAACGCTTTACCTCTGTACATAGCTTGCTGTCGGAAAAGTTCATTTTGTTTGCTTTGATGACTTCTTGAAAGGCGGCAAATAGCTTGCTGTCTTCAGCGGTGTACTTGTAGGGTATGGCGGTTTGGAACATCGTAGCGATTTCGACAATGCGCTTTTGGTAGGGCAGCCCTATGCGATTGAGGGTGCGGGTGCGCTTTTCAAATCTCTTATCTCCTTTACTATCTAAAAGAGGATTACCCACTTCGTCAGTGAGGGGTATCATTATTTCAGGGTCGGGATAGCGGTGCTTGTTGGTTAAGATTTCGTGCTTCTTAACATCGTATTGTCGTTGAAATTGCGAAATGTCTATAGGCGTTACTCCTTGTTTAAAATCATCGGCGTTTTTGGTGTTTTGTTGTGTTTCTGTCATTGTATTATTATTTATTTTTGTGTGTTAGGTGGCTGTAAGGTGGCTCTAAGGTGGCTTTGTGTTCGGTTAAATCATTGAGGCGAGTTGATATAGGTTGTTATTAGTACCGCTTAGCAGCTTCATAGTGATATAACGAATAGCATCTATGCTATGGTTATGGTTATCTATGGGTATACCTGCTTTTTTATCGTTCCAAGCGTAATTTTTTAGCTCTTTCTTCACATTGAAGCTGCGAGGCGTTACTACTAACTTATAATTGAGCATAGTAGTAATACCAGCCGATACGCTTCCTGCTCCTTTTTCGCAAGGCTCTATATTTAGCCCTTTGTCTCTCAGGTCGGCAATGAGGCGCGGTTCGGCACTATCAGCTACGATAAGGTCATCAGGTCTATCTATGAGGTTGCTATTGAGTTGATATAGTCCGTCAGAGGATAGTTGCTTGTTGTTATAGTATTTTTCATCTATGTAAATAATCTTTCTTCTCTTATCTACCGCTACTTTGATGAGGGTATCAGGGTCAATACTGAATCCGTAATCTTGTCCGTAACCATAAGGAAGTGAGGTATCAAACTCGCCCTCTTCCCAATCGGTAAATATAACCCCTTCCGATACATCAGCCCAACGACCTATAATCTTTTGTGCGTATTCACTTTTGTTAAACAAGGCTTGAGAGAAATTGCCTTGCTCATCAGTTGCTTGTGCGATGCTATCCTCTTTAAGGCGCTTGATTTGTTGTAAGAAAATATCGTTTAGGTATTCGATATTATCTAAGTAGGTAGTATGAATATGCAACACATCAGGATGAGTGGATATTTGCACTTCTACTCCGTCAATATTTACTATTTTATGCGTTTTTTCAATGTACTTCTTATAAATGAAATGCTCAGCATTAGAAGGGTTCATAATGAGGATAACCCGCAATTGCATGTCTTTTTGACGAATAGAGTACAAGAGCTTTTTGTAAGATTCCTCGTCTACCCATTCCTCCATCTCATCACCTACGAAAGTAGTAATACCATGTAATGATTTGAGGTTAGCGGTTTGGTTTCCTGATGATGTCTTAATCCCTTTGAATAGGATCTCAGAACCTGAAAAGGTGTTTTTGATAGCCGTTTTCGTTACACTAAAATAGGCTTGTGTCCCCTCTGCTTGTATCTTTTCTTCAAACTCAGGAATAATAGAGTTATGAGCTGATACCATAGTGTAACGGCTAAAAAGGATTTTATGACCTGCTTCAAAAGATAATCGTTCAAGGAAGGTTGAGGCGTTGTACGATTTACCAGAGCCTCGCCCTCCAGTGATTATAATGATAAACTTATCCTTATTCAAGTACAAAGGATCATATACAGGTTGGGTCTTAATCATTGTTCTTGTTGTTGTTCTTTAGCCATTGGGCAATGTCGATAGAGCCTTGTACAGACACTTCCTCTTTTATGCCATCGTCTGTTTTGAAAGTCTGCATAATAGTAGGAATAAGAGACAATCTATTAGCCATGGGTACTTTCACCTTTTTGAATTTGCCGTCAATGATGTTTCCGTCTTCATCTGTTTCAGGCTCCTGCATTACTCCGTATATAAGTGCATTGACACTCATATTGGCAACAGTCTGAAAAGTGCGGGAACGATAGGCTTTTTGTATTTCATACAATTCAGGGTTTTGGCGTATTCTTCTGTAAATGTAGGAATAGTCAGCTCCTAACATTTCAGCAGCTTTTACGGGTTGCCCTGATGTTTCGATGAGTGCTTTTTTTATCATTTCATCGGTTATTTCTTGCTTTCTACCTACTTTCTTTTTCATATTGTTAATATTGTTATATTCTTAACTATTTTCTATGATTTGTTGAATGATTTCCCCCTTGATGTATTTATCGTCAGGGCGTACAGAATAGATTATTTTTGCTTCTTCTATTTTGTTTTTGAGTACTTCCATAAAATAGAGTTTACTTTCGTAGTCATAGAATGAAAGGGTGATGTATGGGTCTCCTGCTACTTCTTCGCTTAGGCTGTCTTTGGTTGCTTGTTTAGCCTGCTTAACAGCTTCTTTTCGTGCGAGGCGTTCTTCATCGGTGATTTGCTCGAGGTTGCGGAAGTCGTCTTTTACTGCTTGGTTATAGTCGGCTATATCAAAGACGGGTACATCGGCAATGAGTACGTTTATATCTGCTTCATCAAGTCCTGCAAGGTCATAGTCTATTTCGGGGATTAGTGCAGCTAATAGGTCGTTATCAAATTCACCTTGTGCGGTGGTAGAGTTGAAGAATATGTTTTGCTCTTTTTCTTCTTTGTCTGATAGTTGTAGGACTTCCACACGTATAGGGTAGTCATTGTCGTGGGTATCAGGATTGTACTTTTCTATTTCGTCTATAATAGAAAGTCGTTGATGTCCTGATACGAGGTTACCTGTGGTTTCGTTCCAAACAATTCCTCCTGCCAATCCGATACGTTTAAGGTTTGCTTTGAGTTTCTTTTTTGCGGTATCGGATAGGCGGCGGGGATTGTAGGAAGCGAAATTGATTTGGCTTCTTTGTATGGTGATTGATTGTGCTTGTTTAACTTTCATTGTTTATAGGTTATAGGTTTCGTATTCAAATACTATTCGTTCGGCTTGTGGGAACTCTTTTATTACTTTCTGATAGTCGGCAGGGTGAAAGCGTTTACAATAGAGTAGGAAAGGTAGATTACCTACGCTTGTACCTTGACTTTGCCCTTCACCGTATTTTATGGGAGGTATGAGCTTTTTGAGTTTGATATACTTTTCTACATCGGCATTCTTATACTTTGATAGTGGGTATAGGTTGTGGGTGCTGTCGGCAAACATTTCATCACGATAGGTGCGGAGCATAAGGCGGCGATTGAGGCTATCGGACTGCTTAAAGCCGAATATTGCCCACTGTATACCCGTGTTCTTTTTGACCATTTCGGTAATGTTGGAAAGCTGATATACCCGCTGGGTGGGGTCTTTGCGACAACCGAGTATGCCATCACGGCGATATTGAGAAAGGGCGTAATGTGGTACTTGCAGGAATGTGATGTTTGGGTACTTGTGTTTTGCGTATAGAATGTATTTATTGATATGCTCAAGGTCTTTGACCATATACATATATACGCAGGTGATGTGTGCAAAGTGTGGGTAACACAAATCTAACAAGGCGATACTATCTTTACCTGTAGCGGAGTGGAATAGTATCACCTCATTAGTATGTGTTGCGAGCTCTTTTATGGACTGCAGGGCGTAGTACATAAGCAAATGATTTAAACTTTTGAACGACCTGCACGCCCTAATACTTTGGCGTTGCCTCGTCTGTGGGCTCGCTGCGCTTCTCTTGCCGTCCAATTAGCGGGGCGGTTAGCAATGGCTTTATTTTCAGCTTTGATAGCTGCTGAAACGGCACTTCGTTGTACAATGTTACCTCTTGGCATAATATAATTATTTTATGGGTTACTAAATAAAAAGCACCGCAAACCTTACTGAAGACTTGCGGTGCTTATGGTATGAGATGAAAAAAGTTATATATTTTCTCTGAAAACTACTTTGCCGAGTACGATAGCTAAATAGGTATCATCAGGGGCGAAGCCTTCTTTTTCGGCTTCTTTGAGTATGTATTGAGTTTTAGGGCTGTCGGGGTTCTCAATCTTTTCTTCTTTGTCAATGTTGTACTTCATTTCAACAAGGGCTCGTTTGGCGTGAGGAGGTTTGTCCATACCATTTTGAAATAGTATGTGTGTGATAGGTTTATCGCTTACATACTCGCCTTTGCTATTGAAGTTGGCAACTTTTTTGAGCCAAAAGTCTGAAAGGTCTCTAAACTCAACTGTTTTTTCACCACTTAGGATACGTTCGAGCGGTTCACGAATAATGTTTATGTACATTATATTTTCGTCTTTAAGCCCTAACTGGTCAATTACTTTTTTCATTTCGGGGGTGTACTGTATTTTTTTTGCCATATTGATTGAAATTTTAATGGTTGTTATTCTTTTTTATGATACTACCCGCCTTGCAAATCTTTTGTGCAAAGATAAGGTATTTGCAGGGGTGGTGTATGCTGATAGTTTGACATTTTTTTGACATTTTTTTGCGTGGTGCAAATATAGGATTTTATGCGATGCTCACAAGGTTAAACTTCTTAAAACAGCGATACTCGTGGCATTCGGTATCGAAGTATACTTGTACAGTATTATTGGTTTTGCGGTTATGCTGGGTAGGAGGTAGTAAATCGGGGCGTAATGTACCCCACGCTTCACGGGTTGAGCCGTCTACTTTTTGAAAGTAGAAGCGTACGATTTGGCTGCTCATTTTGCTTTTTAGTTTGATATTTGCCCACGCTTTTTTGAGGCATTCGCTAAATGATAGCCCTGTTTGGCATGCAAACTGCCAAGCCAGTGTAAAAACGTTCTTTTTGTCGGTATTTTTCATTTTAGTATGTGTTTTAAGGTTATTAATTATTTTTTAGTGTGTAGTGTAATACGGTTGCTTTGTGTATGGTTTTAGCATTGTTGTAGGTAGATGATTTGCTTTCTTTGATAATATCAAAAGTGTTTTTGTCAGTTACACTGGTGATATATGTTTTTGCAGCTTTATCAAAGTAGGTACTGATAATATAGCGGTCGTTTATGGTGTCGTGTAGTGCTTTCATTTGCTTTTGAGGTTTTAAAGGTTAAATATAGATTTTTCTAACAAGCCCTTTACCATAGGCGTTCACATATGAAGAACCAGCACTTTTTGACCAGTATTCATAATGAGATTTTTTTTCTTCAAGTTCAGCTTGTGCAAGGGCTTCAGTTTTGAAGGTTTTGCTCAGCTTGTTGTAGCCGCTGATAATAGCGTAACCGCCTCTTACTTTGGCTACTTTTAGAGTTATATCAAAGTTGATTTCTGATAGTGTTTTAATGGTTGTCATAGTGTTATGTATTTAAAAGGTTATTACTGATATTTTGAGCCTTTTTGCGCCTTGCTCAGGGCGTTGTGATTAGTTGTTTAACGAATGAACATCATAACGTGCGCAAGTGTATTTTGCTTCAAGTTTTTCAAGTGCTTTGGGGGTTACAAAGTAGATGCCTTTAGTATACTCTGATTTTTTTATACCACGCCCTTTGAGTTCTAATTTGGTGCGTACTTCATAATTATTATAGCACCATTCGTAATATACTTGTATATCTTGTTTGTCTAATACTTTCATACTATTAATGTGTTTAATGTTATTACTTGTTCTATCATTTTGACGGTGCAAAGATATAACTATTTTTATATATATGCAAATTTTTATATACTTTTT